CATTCCGACGCAGAGGCTCTTCGCCGCCGAGCTCTCCCGCTCACTGCTGCCGGACTTCGAGCCGCGGCCGGAGCGGTACCGGCTCGCATTCGACGTCAGCCAGGTCGATGCCATGCAGGAGAATCGAAACGAGATGGCGCAGCGGCTGACCACGATGGTCCAGGGCGGCTGGATGTCCGTAGCTGAGGCCCGCCAGCGTATGGGCCTGCCGGTGGACGACTCGCACCACATCTTCATCCGCTCCATGATTGCCATGGAGGTGCCGGCCGAGCGGAAAAAGTCGCTCGGCCTCATCGCGGTCAAGCAGGATGAGGAGAAGCCGCCGGAGCTCGAGCTACTGGAGCAGCACCCACCGCCGCGGGGCACGATGCGGCCGTATCAGCGCCGGCTCCTCGAGCAGCTGGACCGAGACCGGATTAAGCTCACGGAGGTGTATGAGCATGAGCTTGAGGAGTTCTTCGCCGCGCTGGGGCGCCAGGCCGCAGCGGCAGCTCGCCGCGTACTCAAAGCGAGCCTCGATGATCTCGACGTAGACATGATCATGGCCGGCATTGACATTGGCAAGGCGCAGCAGGAGTTCATTTCGGCCGCGAAGCGCCAATACCTGCGGGTAGCCGTGCAGACATTCGGCACGGTGGGATCCGCACTGGGGCTCGAGATCGGCCTGCCTGATCAGGTGCAGGCGAAGATCCTAGAGGAGGGCGGCCGGCGTCTAGGCCTCATTGATCTCTCTAAGCAGACGCGGGAGCGCATCTTCCGCGAGCTAGCCGAGGGCCGCGCGGCTGGGGAAGGCGTGCCGGCGCTGATTCAGCGGATTGAGGATTTCACGCCGGCCGGGCCGTGGTCCGATAGTCACATACGGTCACGGGTGATCGCACGGACTGAGACACGGCATGCGCAGCGGATCTCGACACTGCATGCGTATGAGGAGTCGGGCGTGGTGCGGCGGGTCATGGTCATCGACGACCGGATCGGCTATCACGACGAGGACTGCATGTTCTGGGACGGGCGCGAGATCCCAATCGAGGACGCGGAGGCGGTCATGGCCGCCGAGCACCCGAATGGGACACGCGATCTCGTTCCTGTGATAGATTAATGGAGGGCGATATGGGCACTAAAGCATATACGGGTGAGCTCAAAGAGCTTAACGAAGGCCGCGGCCGTGCGGTATTCGCCACCTTGAATGTGATAGACAAGGACGGCGATGTTACGCTGCCCGGCGCATTCGGCGAGCAGCGGGCCAAGCTGGTAGGCGCGCATCAGTGGCACCTACCGAACATTGGCGTGGCCACCATCCGCGAGGAGGGTGACCTAGCCATCGCGGACTTCGAATTCTATCTCGGCATGGAGTCGGCCAAAGAGTGGTACGAGGCATTGCGGAGGAACTACGAGAACGGCGTGCCTCAGGAATGGTCCTACGGCTTCGACGTGCTCGAGGAGGAGACCGGCGACTACCAGGGCAAGCGAGTCCGCTATCTCAAGCGGCTCAAAGTCCATGAGGTCTCGCCCGTGATGGTCGGTGCAGGCGAGGGCACCATGACCCTCGCGGTCAAGGACTTAAAGCGTGCCGTAGCTCCGCACTCTACGGCGACGAGTGATGCGGCTTGGGACGGGCCGGCGAATGAACGGCGCGTGCGGTCGGGCGAGGACCTCGCCTATTACCGCAGGATCTACGCCTGGCAGGACCCGGACGCCGATCCCGCCACGAAGAGCGCATGGCGCTTCATCCACCATGAGATTAATGCCGATGGTGATCCCGGCGCAGCGAATATCAGAGCCTGCACTACGGCGATTGGGATCCTGAACGGCGGGCGTGGCATTGACATTTCGGTGCAGCCGTGGGCCAGAGACCGAGAGGCCATCTGGCGCCATTTGGCGCGGCATCTACGTGATGCCGACCAGGAGCCTCCTGAGCTGCGCTCGCTAGGAGACGGCCGCGTTAAGCTGGCCGACGCATTTGCTTCTATTGAGGCCTCCCTGTCGGAGGCCCGTGAAATAGTTGAGCGGTGCAGGGCGCTTGCCACCCTGCGCCAAAAAGAAGGCCGAGTCCTGTCGCGTGCCAACAGGGAGCGGCTATCGAGGTTGCGGGAGCTGCTGAGCGAGGTGGAGCACGATATCGCTGCTCTGCTGGAGTCAGCGGAGCCGCAGGCAGAGAAAGACAGGGTAGCAAAATTGTACCTGGCCTACTTGCGCTCACGGGCGCAGGCACGGGCCAGGCAACATGGAGGTTGAAATGAGCACGAAATTAGTGGAGCTGAGAAATGAGCTGGCCGCCAAGCAAGAGCGGCTGGCCAAGGTGTTTGAAGAGGCCGGGTCCGAGCTCGATATGTCGAAGGTCAAGTCCCTGGAAGGCTCGACGATTGCCAAGGTCGAGAAGATCCGGCAGATGAATCAGGAGATCGAGGACCTGGCCAAGGAGGTGGAGGCGTTGGCCGATCTCGAGCGGGCCAAGGGTGGGCTGGAACGTATGCTCCACCCTACCGGAGACCGTGAGGGCAAGGCGAGCGACGCCCCCGAGCGCAAGGATCGCGGTTACAAGGACTTCGGCTCTCGGGTCGTAAACTCGCCCGAGTATATTGACCACTTTGTCAAGTCCCGCTCCAAAGGCGGCCTAGCGCTGACCTACGACGACATGTGGCCTAGTGAGTGGCTAATCAAGGAGTGGAACGCCAGCGGGTTCAAGACATTGTTTGAGACCACCGCCGGCTGGGCGCCTGAGAGCATTAGGCTCCCGATTGTGGTCGAGAAACCGACGCGGCCGATCCAGGTGCTGGACATTATCCCGATGCAGCGCACCAGTTATGAGCGTGTGGTGTACATGGAGGAGACTACTCGGACGCATGGAGCGCTTGAGACGGCTGAGGGTACGGATTACGCCTCCAGCACCTTCGTTTTGGAGGAGAAAGAATCGCCGGTGCGCAAGATCACCGACTCGATAGCTGTCACTGATGAGCAGCTCGAAGACGTCGAGCAGGCGCAGAGCTACCTGCAAAACCGCTTGCTGTTTGGCCTACGGCAGCGCTTGGACCAGCAGGTACTGATCGGGAATGGAACCCCTCCGAACTTGACCGGCATACTCGCAACGCCCGGCATCAGCACGCAGGCAGTCGGAAGCCTGGCGAAGCCCGATGCGATCCACGCGGCAGCAAGGATCGTACGAGTGACTGGACGGGCAATGCCTACGCACGTACTCATGCACCCGGAGGACTGGGAGGAGATTCGACTGCTGCGGACCGCCGAGGGGGTCTACGTGTGGGGCAATCCCTACGAGGCCGGACCTGAGCGTCTCTGGGGCCTGCCGGTAGTGCAGACCGACGTACTGAGCGCCGGCACCGGGCTGGTTGGCTCCTTCGACGCCTCGTGGGTCTCGCTATTCGAGCGGCGCGGCATCGACGTGCAGATCGGATTCGTTGGCGACCAGTTCACGAAGGGCCAGAGGACGATTCGGGCTGACACTCGGTTCGCCTTCGTCGTTTTTCGTCCGGCCGCCTTCTGCAAGGTGACTGGACTGTGAGGAGGTGACTGACCATGAGCATCATCAAGGGTACTAGGGTACTGTCCGCCGACTCGCTGGGCATGGGGGCCCGCAAGTACGCCGTGGCCATGTATGATTTCGCGCTGGACGGAGGCGCGCAAGGTGACCTCACGCTAAGGGGTGACACGGTGCCGGCTGGCGCCATCGTCATAGACGCACTGCTACAGGTGGACGAGGCCGTAACCGGCGGTACCAATGCGACGCTATCGCTAGGAGTCGGGTCGGCCGGCAATCTGCAGACCGCAACTGCGGTATCAGGTGCACCGTGGTCGACTACGGGACCGAAGCGGCTGACCTTCAAGGCCACGTCGACGCCGATCCAGACGGGAGCCGATGCGGCAGTGATCGCTACAGTAAGCACGGCGGATCTGACGGCCGGGAAATTCCGCGTGGTCGTTGAATATGTGGAGCTGGGATGATGGAGCGAGTCAAGCGTGACGATGGTGAGTACGTCGTGGCGGATCAGATCTACATCGAGACGCCGGACGGTGTACTCATACCCGAGCCTGCCACCGGCGTCCTGAGGTATCGCAAGGGCGATCTGATCCCGGCAGCCGTAGCCGAGCGATGCGGACTTGTCTCTGCTCGCTCGGTCAAGGAGAGCAAGCCGGCCGCGACGAAGGAGAGCAGACCGCAGCGGACCAAGTCCGCCGGAGGCCTGCGATTGGAGAAGAGGCCATGAAGCGGGTTAAGCTGGCCTGGGGCACGTACCTGGTGTCGGACTGTGATCTGTACCTGACTCGAGACCGTCGGCGCATCGTGCCGGCGGGGCATCCGGAAGCGCATGAGCATTACGCCTCGCCCGGCACACTGATACCTGAGGCCATGGCGGATCAGCTACCGCAACGGCTCGAGAGCGTAGAGCCGGCTGCAATCACGGTTACAGCCGAGGAGGTGACCGAAGATGAGCCTGATGAGCGTGGAGGAGCTGCAGGAGCACGTCGAGACCGATCTGGGTCCGGCGGCACTGCAGAGACTCCTCGACGACGCAGACGCTGAGATCGTGCGGCTGTACGGTCCGCACGGTGGCCCAGGCGACGAGGTGATGGAGTTCGTTCGGCCGGCTCCGGGATCAAAGTACATCACCGTATCGCGGCCGGTGTCAGCAGTGACCGAGATCGTCGAGCGCGTCGGAGATACGGAGACGGTCTTGGCTACCGATGATTACCGAGTCATCGACAACGGCTACACCATCGATCGGCTGCCAAGCGGCACTCATGCACGCTCCGACTGGGCGCCGGTGGTGATCCTCACGTATGAGTCCGCCGCCGATGTGCCGAGGCGCAAGCGAGTGCTGATCGATCTGGTCAGGCTCGCGATCCAATACACCGGGCTGCAGAGTCAGGGAATCGGAGACTACCGCGCTACGGCACTCGAGTACGAGGATGAGCGGTCGAAGATCCTGGAGCGGCTGCGGAGAGGCACACAGATGCTGGTGTGACGGAGACATTATGAGCAGCGCAGGGGTAATCGGAGTGATGATACATCGAGCGACGGTAGAGCGGGACACGGCAGCCGGCGCCAATGACTGGGGCCATCCGCCCGTCCCGAGCTACGAGGCCCACCTGACCGAGCAGCGCTGCTACGCGTGGGAGGAGCAGTCCGCATCAATCACCGACACGGGAAAGTCTGTCATCCTGCGCACGGTGCATGCGGTAATGCCGATTGGCACGGAAATTGCAGAGGGCGATAGGATCTCCAGTATTACGGACCGGGCCGGAAATAGGATCTTCGCCGGACCACTCGTCGTGACGTCCCTAGCACGGCATCGTACTCACCTAGAGCTGATCCTGGAGCGTGCGTCATGAGATTAGACTGGCGGGGCGATCAAGTGAAAGCCAAAGTCCTGCAGGCCACGTCCAAGGGGATCGATAAGACCATGGCGCAGTGCGTCCTGCAGGCGAAGCAAAACCATCCCGGCTGGAAAAATCGCACCGGGACCGCGGAGGGCAGTGTGAGGATCATCCAGTTTGCCTCGCAGCTAGGTAATCGGATCGCCGGCCGTTGGGGCTCCATGGGTGTCGAGTACGTGCTGCGACTGGAGCTCCGGCACGGATCCTTCCTGCGGACGGCCGCTGACGTCGTCTATCCGAGGCTGCCCGAGCACATTAAGGAGGCGATGTGATCGACGTCATGGCGGCTCTGATCGATCTACTGCAATCGGATACAGGCGTCTCAGCGCTGGTCGGAGATCACGTGTATGGCTCAGCGCTCCCGCCTAGCGAGGCCGGGCGCCAGCCAAGCAAGGCTGTCGTCCTGCGCTATGCCGGCGGAGGTGGTGCGGCTCCAGGCTCGGCCGACTACCTGGACCTAGCTGAGCAGCGTATCGATGTGTACAGCTACGGAGAGACGATGTACGAGGCTGACAAAGTGCGCCGTGCGGTCCACAGTGCGCTCAAGTACGTCGATCGAGTGATTATAGGCTCGGTGTTGATCCACCGGGCTAACTGGGCCGCCGGTCCGATCACGTTCATGGATCCGGACACGGACTGGCCTGCAATGGTAGAGACATGGAATGTGATGGCGGCTGAATCCGCCGTCACGACATAGAGGAGGTATTGAGATGGGAGTCCCTGAAGAAATCATTGTGTCACCGTTTGAGGTGTGGTTCGCGGAGCTCGCGGACACGTTGGCATTCCCCGACATCGATGCGGATCCGACCTCGCCGTGGACCAAGCTCGGCACGTCTGGCAAGCTGTCAATGTCCGAGGATGGCGTGTCGATTCAGCACTCGCAGAGCATCGAGGAGGTCCGCACGTATGGCAGCACCGGTCCGGTAAAGGCGGTCCGCACGTCGGAGGACCTGATCATCACCTTCACGCTCTATGATCTGACCATTGAAGCATATGCGCGGCTACTCAACTTTGGCAAGGTGACGACGACTGCGGCCACGGTCGGCAAAGCCGGCTACAAGGCGGTACCGATCCTGCGCGGCACTGAGTTGACGCTGCGGGCATGGCTCATCAGAGGCCCGAGCGCGCACCTTGCTGACCACAATATGCAGTACGAGATCCCGATGGCGTATGTAGCCGGCTCTCCGACTGTAGCGTATAGCAAGGGCTCCCCTGCGGGCCTGGAATTCGAGCTCCATGCACTCGAGGACGTCGCTGGCACGACCCCGAAAGGATTCGGCACGATCCGGGCCGCACATGCTGCTGCATTGCCGGTAGGATAGCGCTGGCTGATATGAGTACTGCGATCTGGCAGCAGAGCGCTTCGGCGCTCCTGGAAAGTGCGCGCTCGCACAAGCGGGCCGCATCATATCATCGCCGCCGCGCCCGTGAGCTGATGGAGCAGCTCCGTCGGCTAGAGGAGACAGCGGCGCGGCTGGGCATCACACTAGTCATAGATGGAGGCATAAGCCATGGATCCCATCCTAGACATCACGACGTCACGAGTTCGCCGCATCGTAAAGATCGACGGCGAACCCTATGAGATCATTTCAACCGACGAGCTCAGCTTTGCCAATGCGCACAGCTTGAGCTCATTCGGCCAGCGGCTTGGGGAGGTATTCCGCTCGCCTGACTCTACCGATGAGCAGCTCGTCGAGGCATCGCAGCAGCTCGATGCGCTAGTATCTCGAGTGCTCCTCGCCCCAGACAGGGTCCGAGCGAAGCTAACCGACATCCAGAAGATGCAGGTGCTGCAGGCGGTTTTTCAGCTGCCGGGGGTGGGCAGCGATCCGACGAGCTCTCAGAGCTCCTCCCCCGGCTCCAGCGATTCTACGGAGGCGACCCCCGCCAGTGGTACGAGCTCCCCTACCGCACAGTAGTGGAGTACGCGGAGATGATGCCGGTCATCCAGGCCGAGGAGGCTCTGATGGAGGCCAATCTGATCGCTCTCGGTATGGGCGCGCTCAAGAAGTCCGATGCGCAGAGGCTGATCGGTCAGCTGCAACGCATGGCATCGCGCCGACGTGCGGAGCCGAAGACGCCCGAGCGGCTGCAAGCTCTGCTGGCCAGTGCGGGAATCAAATTCGAGGTGGAAGATG